CTGTGAACGCCCACCGCTGACCGCCAAGCGCCCGTACCTGAACGCGGCCCGAAACAGTCTCGGAGAACAGGTTGTTGTGGCGCGATGACACATTGATGGCCTGGAACTCAGGCTCTGATGGATACGTTCCGCTCATACGACTGCCCGCCTCCCACGATCATTGGACGCCGAGTTGATCATGCTGATGATCTGCCCGCGACGGGACTGCAACAGCTGGTCAAAGCCACGGGCGTCCACGGTGTTGATGTTGAATGTCACGTTGGTTGTCTGGCTCACGCCCTCGCTATCCTCAGCACGGCGCAGCGCCTCGTTCGGGATAACGCGACCGTTACTGGAGCCCATCGTCAAAACTTCCGGCCCGCGCTCGCCAACGACGTATGATTCACCAGCTCGCGTCTGTCCGCCAACCGCTCGCCCGCTGTAGCTTTGCGAGCGAATCTGCGAAACCTGAGCCAAGCCAGCAGCAACAACGCCCGCAGCAGCGATGTAGTTAAACGGCGGCGGGTAGGTCGCCAGCGCCTTCGTGGCGCCGGTGTAGGTGTTCATGATGGCCTGAGCAATGTTGAACGCTTTGGCCGCTTTGAATGCGTCCTCGTTGATCTTGCCCAGCTGGTTAAGCGAGTCACCAACGATGCCCACCTTGGCTTGCATCGTATCCTGCTCCAGCTTGCGAGAAGCCTCCTGATACTGGCGCTCGCTGATCAGGTCATCCTGGCGGAAGCGCTCAAGCTGCTCGCGGCGACGCTGCAGGCTCTGGAGCTCGTTTTCCTCGCGCCCTAACAGGCCTTGCCGCTGCAGCTCACTGACCGCCTCTTGGCGTTCGCGCTCACGTTCCAGGCGCTGCTGCTCGCGCTGACGCCGTTCTTCCTCCGCCTGACGCTCGGCCTCCAGCTGCTCACGGCGAGCCTGCGCTTCCTCCTCCCGCTGTTCTTTTAACGCCTGCTGCTCGGCCTCGTACTGCCGGATGCGCTCGGCGGCCACGCGAACCTGGAGCATCTGCGCATCGGTCAAATCCATCTGCGCGGCTTTGTACAGCAGCGCCTCGCTTCGCGTCATGCCGAGGGTGTCAGCCTGCTCGCGCAGGCGATCAACGAATCGCTGCCCGGCCGAGCTGGCGTCGTCTGTTTCATCCGCAACGCCAGAAATGGAGTCTCTGGCTGCTTCCAGGGCTTCCTCGCTCGACTCAATCTCTCGCTGCAGCTCACCGAACTCGACGGCCAACTCATCGACCCGATCACGTTCGCGCTGCGCAGCGATGGCGCGACCGGCTAGAGAAAATCGATCGGCAGCAGCCTCGGCCTCATCAATCTGCCGCTGCAGCTTGTTCAATTCCTCTCGCTGGCTGGCGATACGCTGTTCCGTATCGCGTATAAAGATTTGCTGTTCCCGCTCAGTGAGCTCGTCAAACTTGTCGATTGACTCCTCGATCTCATCACGAAAGTCCGCAAGAGCATCGCTGCCGTTGAATAAGCTGGAAATCAATGGGCCAGCAATCGCGGAAGCCAAACCGGCGACGGCGCCGACCAACGGGACGCCCAGGACAAAGCCCAAGTCAGCGGCCTGCTGCGACAGCGCCACCATCGGGTTGGTGCCCGCCTGAACCTGGCCGACCAGCTGCTGAATCTGCACGCCAGCCTGACCAGCATTGCGGCCCATGCCACCAAAGCTGCGCCCTGCGGCCGAGGCGGAGGTCGAGATATTCTTGACGGACTTCTGGGTGCGAGTGCCGGCGCGTGCGACCGAATTGAGACGCTTCTCTGCAGCGACCAGTGAATCGGTCTCTGCAATGAATGTCAGTGTTGCGTATTCAGTGGCCATACGGGTTTCGCGTCCTTATATTTGGCAAGCTGCATGATGGCTTCAACTTCCCACGGGTCTAGCTGACAGCCTGTCACTCGCATGTAAGCCTCAATCTCGGAATAAGTGTACTCCTTGAGATTGACGAACGCCTCCCAAGCATCGGAATGGTCGCCGGAAAGGGTCGGCCCATTCTTGAGTTCCGCAGGTGTTTTCCCCGTGCTNTTTTCCACCTGCCTTAGCGAATCCAACCGGCTGACCTTTGACCCGTCGGGGCAGTCGTTGATCCAAAAGCACCAACGACCGAAAGTCACGAAGTCATCGATCAGCCGTTGGTAAAAACCGCCCGATCTTCGATGAACTGGAGCAGCTGCAGCGTGACTTCCGGGGCGTCGGTATACAGCTGGATCGCATTTTCACGGCTGAACTCATACTCCTCGCCGTTCACCGTGATGCCACGCCATCCAAGCGTGCAGTCCGCCAGCAACTCAACGTCCATCCGATCCGTGTCCAGATCGTCAATGTCGATCTCATTTTTGCGGGCTTCAATGAACTCCCGCATCTGCCGCTTCTTGGCCTTGCGGTATGCCCGCGAGTCCTGGCCCTGGATCGTGATATAGACGTCAGTGTCTTTCCCGTTTGCCTTGATCCGGCATTCTGCGCCCGCCTCATGGCTAGGCGCAGTCGACAGCTTCTCAAGTTCCATATATCCCCCGTTTTCGGATTAGGTTGCGTCAGTGCGCGTGATGACCAGCTGCGACCCGTCAGCGTCGTTGTAGAGCGCCACAAAGTCCATGGAGATCGTCACCGCGCCTTCGCCCGAGACGTCCGGCTGACCCGTGTTGTACTTAACGCGCGGGATGTCGAACTGGTAGCTGTTGCCATCAACGTCCGTCAGGGTAAGGACAATCTCTGACTCAGTCTCGTTGAGGAACTTCTCGTACAGCGCCTTGCTGTCGAAGTAAGTCGTCAGCGAGCCGGTGACGCGACTCTTGCCGATGGACGGGCGGTTGGTCGTGTCCGACCCAACCGAGAACAGCGGCTCAATGCCGTTCTCAATCGTGAACTCAATCGCCGTCACGGTCGCAATGCTGCTGCCGCCTTCGGTGATCGACCCGGTAAACGAATCAAACGGCGTGTTGCCGACATCGGCCGAGTAAGTCGACCCGGACACCTCGGCGGTATCGATCGTCAGGTCTTTGCCAACGATGGAGAACGTGGCGGTTGCCATCTGGTTGGGGGCAACCGAAACAGCCATGCTGTTGAACTCGCATCCCGTGTGGCGATGATATTCGGGCGTGGCCAAATCGTTGAACTCCCGCTCCAGCGTGAACGACCGCCGAGTGGTGCCCGACTTCAGGACATCGGTGTCCCAACCGCCGCACATGACCGCCTCGAGCAGATCATCGAATGCCTCATACTCGAGCTCACACGAAATGTCGCCGCCGATGGTCTTGTTGCCATGGCGGAAGTCCTCGATCTGGCGGTCACCGCGCAGCTTCTCCGACTCGACAGCATCCTTGCTCATGTTCAGCGTCGTGCCAGTGTGCGGGATCGGCTTCCAGGTCGGAGTAGCCGGCGTCGTGCCGTATGTCGTTTCGGCGACGTAATGCAGCTGATGTTGTGCGCCGTTTGCGATAGCCATTGTCTGTTACCTCGCGTCTGTATATGTCTGGAATGCGATTGAGATAGGCACTACAAAAAATGCTCCATCCCGCAAAGCGGACGCAATCGAAACCGAGCGAATCCGCACGTTTGTGCCATTATAGGATAAAACTGTGCCGCGCTTGAAATGATCGGCAACCTGGTCAGGAATCTGCGATCTGCCCGTTTCGGCCGGATACACAACATCCACCTGATAAATCCCGGTCGTGTCGTCTAGCCCATCCGCGCCAAGCCCCACCTGCACCGTATCGGCCGGCAGAAACTGCGGGCGCAAATACGTCGCGCCAGCTTGCGGCTCGAATGCGATGTTCGGCCAAGCGACTTGGAACCCGCCAGGCATCGCGTCCAAGCGGTTATCGAAAGCGGCCTGAATGTCATTGAAGAATGTCGCCATCACCGCCTCGCGATTGCAGCTCGTACGCGCTCAACATTAACCCGAAGCATGCCGCTCGGCGCCTGGTCAGAGTAGCCCTCAAACTCAATCCGAGCCGCATACGGTAGATTGTTCGTGAAATAAAACGTCTCGCCGAGCTCCAGGTTGGCGATGGTGCTATTGGCACGGCGGATCGCGCCGGCGCCCGTTTTATCAACGCCAGATAGCTCACCACGCAACGGCGAGCCAATGCTTGACTGCCAGTTATTGCGCAAACGGCCAGTGTCGACTGGCGTTTCCTTAATGACCCGGCTGGTCAGCGAAAACAATGTGCCTCTGACCTGCTCCTCGGCAAACCCTTTGAGATTAAGGGTGGCGCGATTCAGTTGTTTGCTGATACTCATTTGCGCACCTGCAAAGTCACCGAAACGATTGTCGCTGATGGCCGCGACTCGGACACACTGACGACACGATAGGTTTCGCTGTCGATCGACACCTTGTCCCCGACTTGATAATCGCCAGCCTCAGCCAAAACGCGGCGATCACCTTCCTGGATGGTCTGCTCCGCACGCTCGGCATCGCTGTAGTCAAACACGCAGCAGTACCGGCTGAACGTCGACGTCGAAGTGCTGGGCTGGCCCGTGTCCGGGTCGTAGGCACCCTGGGTTGTTCTGGTGAACGTCAGCTGCTGGCCAAAGCGCTCCAGCAACTGGCTGGCGGTCGACCGGATGCGATCATAGTTGAACGCCATGTCAGACCCTCGTCACAAGCCCTGCTGGCGCGGCAATGCGATTCATGGCAAAGGTAAGCGCCGGCGTCGTCACGCGATTGTTGCTGTTCTGCGCGTACTCTACCGAGATATCGCCCACCTGCTCGCGGATCGTCCGGCGATCTTCGTTGTTCAGTTCGCTGTTTCCGTCGAGCTCCACCTTTGTGGCCTCATACAGCGCCGTGTTGACCTCTTTGGGGATTTCCGTTGCGTCGGCATAGTACCCGTCAATGAGCGCCTCTGTGCGCGGCCACTGGAGCGGCTGGTTCTCGTTGGCCTTGTTGCCGATAAAGAACTGGCGCTCAAACCAGTCCATCGCCCGATAGATCGCCTGCTCAACGGCCTGATCGGTGCCGTATGAAATGCCACGCTCGTCAGCCCACGCCTTGAACTCGTCCACGGTGATGTACGAGTTGGCGTTTGGGACAACCGACCCATCCTCAATGATCAGCGCCATCACTTGACCTCTTGGTAGCCGCCTTTGCGGTAGTTCTCAACCTCAAGCGGGTGAACGTCAGCATGTAAATCCAAGAATGAATTGTACATCTTGACGGTCGTCTGCTTTGGTTTGCGAGTCGTTGTGCGCGTGGTCTTGGTCGTGCTGGTTTTTGCTGGCATTGCGATTCCCCTGCAAGAGAAAGGGGGCGACCGGAGCCGCCCCCATTCCGATTAGCCCAGAAGCAGAGCGATGTAGTCCGGCTTCCAAGCCTTGACGCCCCAGGAGGCGGCCACTTCGATCATCGTCTTGCGATAACCCTTGTAGACGCGAACCTCGAAGGTCAGGCCCGAATACGGATCAACCACCGTCATGGCATCGTCGGCCGAGTCACCACCTTCCGGCACGGCAGGAGCGCGCATGGCGATCTCGAGCGCCGCACGATGGAAGGCCACGTTGGCGGTGTAGTTGCCAGCAAGCGAGACGTCAACGCCATCAGCGAGGGTCTGGCGGAGGCCAGTGTCGTTGATGGAGAAGCTGCCGCCGCTGAGCGGGGAGCCGACCACGTACTTGTTGGTGTCACCCGCGAAGGTCACCACGTCACCAGCCAGGATCGTGCCGCTGCCAGTGTCGACCGCGATGTCGTTCGCGCCGATGCCCAGCGGGGAAGCCAGGTTGGTGTCGTAGTTGGCGCCGGTTCCAGCGGTGTGCGTCTGAACCTGAGCCGACTCCTTGATCATCAGCCCCTGGAGATCAAGCAGGGTGCCCTGGCGGAGCAGATCACCGCCGCCGGCCTCGTTCACCTTCTGCAGCTGCGCGAGCTGGCGGAGGTTGGTGCCAGCAACAGTGTTGCAAACCAGCGAAGCCTGGCCGTCGTTCGGGGGCATGCCGTTGTCCACCAGAATCTGGCGAATCTCGGCCATCTCGGAGAAGTCCGAGCCGAACGGCGTGGTGCCAGCAGTCCCGAACGCGCGCGAGGCGTTGGTGTAAGCCTCCTGGCCCAGATCGGTTTCCATCTCGTTGACCAGCGACCGCATGGCCTGCTTGATCTGGTCACCATAGACGGTCTCGAACCCGATGCCGTTGTTGAGGCTCAGGATGTCCTCGCCGGTGTACGGAATCTGAACCGCCCGAGCGTTGCTGATGGTCAGCACCTTGTTGTCGACCGTCTGGTCGGTGCCCTCGGGAACAGTCATGCTCTCGGACACGTCAACGGCCGTTGCCTCACGGGTGAACGAGGCGCGAACCACGTCGCCCTTCGCCGCACGCTCGGAACCGTTCGCGTTGATGGTTGCGGAAGGAACGAAGCCGACAAGCTCCCGTCCCACTACGTCAGCTGCCTTGTAGATGTCGGCAGCAAGATCAGTCAGCACATTAGCCATTTTTTGCTCCTAAATGTGTCTTGCGTTTAATCGACTAATTTCCCGCCTGACTTCATGAACTCCGCCTTTTTGGCAGGGTTCATCTGCTCGAAGTCATCGCGTGACATTTCTCTTGCGCCCACATCGGCCCCGCCTTGTGAACGTGCGGCCCCGCCGCCTTGTGCCTGTGATCCGTCCACGAGGAACGGATACGACTGCTTTATATTAGCACTCAAGTCATCCAGCGTGCTAACGGTCAACTGGCCAGATTCATCGACCACTTTGACCTCGCCATCGACCAGCTGCAAACGCTGGCTGATTTCCTTCTCGAGCAACTGCGCACGAGCAGTATCCTTGGTGAGCGATGATGCCAGACGGCTCGCTTCACCCTGGATCTTCTGCTGCGCGACAGCCTGGTTCATTTGCTCGATGGTGGAACGAAGCTGGTTCGCTTCTTCTTTTTGCGATTCATAGAGCTCTTTGAATTGCCCGTTTTCCGCAGCAATCCGCTCTCTTTCAGCTTTTGCCTCGGCATCAATCTTCTCCTTTTCCTGCTGTGCTCGACGCTTCTCAGCAAGCAACTCCTCATTCTTGGCTTTAAGCCCCTGGACATGCTCGTCGATCTGCGCCTGTGTAAACTCCTGCAGCTTTTCCTGCAGCTGACCCTTCACATCGTCGGGAATCTCTAAGTCTTTCAGAAAGTCCATTTGCATCACCTCTGGTTTTTGCAAATTGCGCCTCGGGCGCGTTACAAGTCTAATCCCTCAAACGCGAGGGGTTCCATCTGGCGCAACTCGTCGAGCGTCAGGGTGCGCCCCTGATCGTCTACGAATCGGCCAATATCCAAACGCCGCTCGCGGAATAATTTACCGCGTGCAGCGCCCAGAATCTCGTCCTGGAACGACGCCGGCTGACGCCGTAACCAGCTTTCATACGTTGTGTCCGCCGCGACCTGCGTCGTGCCCTTTGCGCCTTTCGCAGGCCTTTTGCCCGTGACATCGGACGCCAGATCAAACTCCGGCTTGACCGATGGGATGATAGTAGATCGGCAACTGAAATGCGCGGGCGGCTTAGGGCTTGTCTGCGGATCATCACCGAACGGGTAAATCTCGCCATCGCGGCTCATGCAAATGAGCGAAGTGCGGCTGTCCAGCGTGGCAACCCATTCGTACCCGTCGAACAGTTCCTCGTTCTCTCGCAGTGTCAGGTCGCGCGCTTGCACTGACACATGGTTGGTAATGGTTCGCACCAGCGATCGAGACTGGTTCTTCTGCAGTTTCTCGAAGTCGCTGACGTTGCGCCTGATTTGCTCGTTGGTATCACCGATGGCCACGCCGTCGCGTATGGCCTGGACGATCTGCTGGGCCTTTTTCTCACCAAAGACCGAGAGCGCGTCGCTGATCCGATAACCCTGAGTCGGCTCCAAGTCCATGACCGACGTGAATATCGCGGACTGCAGCTGGGTCACGTTGGGCGCGGCGGCAGTTGCCTGCACGTTGTTGTTGATCATGCGCTCAGTGAAGCCCGCCTCGTATTCGACAAAATCGCGCATCTCGCTGATTACGGACTCGCTCATTTCTTCAAATAGGCCAGTCGAATAAAGGCGAAGGTCGGCGATCAATGATTGC